CAGCAGTCCATGAGCTGGATCCTATTTGTACTGGACTGGATTTTTGAGTAGTTGTACCATCTCCTAATTGGCCAAAGCCATTATATCCCCATGCAAACAATGTACCGCCAGACCTAATAGCGGCGGTATGATATCTACCAGCAGCTACAGCAGTCCATGAGCTGGATCCTATTTGTACTGGACTGGATCTATTAATACCAGAAGTACCATCTCCTAATTGGCCACTATTATTAAGTCCCCATGTAAATAATGTACCGCCAGAACGAATAGCTGCTGTATGAGTATGACCAGCGGCCACAGCTGTCCATGAACTGGATCCTATTTGAACTGGACTGGATTTATTAGTGGTCGTACCATCTCCTAGCCTGCCACTAATGCCATTTCCCCATGTAAACAAATATCCATCAGATCTAATAGCTGCTGTGTGAGAACCGCCAGCAGCTACAGCAGTCCATGAACTAGATCCAATCTGAACTGGACTGAGTTTTAAAGCAGTTGTGCCATCTCCTAAACGTCCGGTAGTATTACTTCCCCACGCAAACAGAGAACCTCCAGATCTAATAGCCATTGTATGTTGAAATCCAGCACTTACAACTGTCCATGAGCTAGATCCTATTTGGACTGGACTGAGTCTTTGAGTAGTTGAACCATCTCCTAATTGACCAAAACTATTACCCCCCCATGTAAATAATTTTGCATCTGATCTAATAGCTGCTGTATGGGAACCGCCACTAGCCACAGCAGTCCAACTTAATAAATCTGTAAGTACATCTATTCCTAATTGGCCATAATTATTAACACCCCATGTAAACAATGTACCACCAGATCTAATAACTGTTGTATGATATTGACCAGCAGATACAGCAGTCCATGAGCTAGATCCTATTTGTACTGGACTGGATGTATTAACAAATGTACCATCTCCTAATTGACCTTGATTATTAAATCCCCATGTAAACAAGGTACTACCAGAACGAATAGCTGCTGTATGATAACCGCCACCAGCCACAGCAGTCCATGAGCTGGATCCTATTTGTACTGGACTGGATCTATTAGTAGTTGTGCCATCTCCTAATTGAGCTTCCGAATTACGACCCCATGTAAACAAGGTACCACCAGAACGAATAGCTGTTGTATGATTAACACCAGCACTTACAGCAGTCCATGAGCTGGATCCTATTTGTACTGGACTGGATTTTTGAGTAGTTGTACCATCTCCTAATTGGCCAAAGCCATTACTTCCCCAGGCAAACAAATATCCATCAGATCTAATAGCCGCTGTGTGAGTCCGACCAGCAGCCACAGCGATCCAACTTAACGTAGTAGTGTTATCGAGTGTTAATTGACCAGAATCATTTCGTCCCCATGTATACAAATATCCATCTGATCTAATAGCCGCTGTATGTAGAATAGCAGCAGACACAGCAGTCCAGGAATCAGATCCAATCTGAACTGGACTGGATCTATTAGTAATTGTACCATCTCCTAATTGGCCATAAGTATTACGACCCCACGTAAATAATGTACCTCCGGATCTAATAGCCGCTGTATGATCCCTTCCTGCAGACACAGCAGTCCATGAACTAGATCCTATTTGTACTGGACTGGATTTAGCAACAATTGTACCATCTCCCAAACGGCCAAAACCATTATATCCCCATGTAAACAAATATCCATCAGATCTAATAGCTGCTGTATGGGTAGTGCTAGCAGATATGGCAGTCCAACTTAATAAATCTGTATTAGGAATCCCTAATTGACCATTGGCGTTGGCGCCCCACGCATACAAAAATTTTGTAGACGGGTCTGGAGAAGCAGATGCTCCTTTAGCTAACAATTGTTCAATTAATAACATTTAATTTTCTAATAATGGCCAAGTAACTTGATTTATATCTACTGTTTCATTATTTAAATATTCTTCTACAATATCTCTAAGTGCTTGTCGATATACAATCCATTTATTTTTTGTAAGTTCATCAAATGAATTTTGTACATCTTGCAATTGAGTCCAATCAGAGGCAACTAACAACTCATTTCTTTTCTTTCTCAATTCTTCAATAAAATTATTTTTTAAAATAGAAAAATCTTGTTCAGGTTCTGGTAATTTTTCAGTTAAAATAATGGTTTCTAAAACATCGTTTTCTTGGATTTGATAATTATAGCCACTCACATAATGAGTTAAATCATTAAAAGTTTCATTTGCTTTTGTTACAGGATACCAACCTAAAGATTTTAAAAAAGGTAAATCATTTTTAGATAAATCTAAACCACTTATGTTTCGCCAATTTTTAGGTAACAAATCATATTGGCCTTTTACTTCACCGTTTTCTATGTGTGCCCAATTTGCCATTTTAAAATTCCTATTATTTACTATCTACCATGGAAGCAACACCTCTCCAATTGGTGCCACCATCATCTGTAATAAAAGTTAACACATCAGTACCAGCAGAAGTTAATGTTGGAGCGGTTCCTCCTGGCCAACGAACAGCTGCAGGCCAGTTTTGTGTAGCTGAACCTCCATTACCCAATTCTAAAATAAATCCACAAGCATTTGGAGATGAAACTGGATTTGAAAATGTCCAAGTTGTAATACCTGTTACGTTGGCAGTAACAAAATTTCCTAATGTCAAGTCAATTGTTCTGCTACCACTACCTGCACCTAAAGCATTAACTGTAATTCCATAATTTGTTATTGTTCTATTGGTGTTAATACTTGTTGTGCCAATATATAAATTTCCTGTAATACCAACACCACCTAGTACTTGTAATGAACCTGTACTATTGGATGTTGCTGGTGAAGTATTTGCAATAATAACAGTACCAAATGTATAATTTGCTGTGTTACTGACCGCATCTGGTAATATTTTTAATATTGGCATTTCTAATTAACCTTTTGGATACTTAGTTTTGACAGCTTGGCAATCTGCAATATACTTATCAATCTGTGCTTGGTTACCTTTTACTACACCATCAAGGTAATCGGTGATAGGTGGATATTCTGCGGCCCTTTTAGCAATATAAGCATGAGCATCTACATAGGCTTGCACTGCGGCTTTATCGTATGCGACTTCGTTGCCATCGGCATCGTAAGCAACATCGCCACGAATGGTTACTACAGATGGATTTAGTTTATATATGGCTTCGTGGTTCATGCTGCAATCTCCATAAGTGTTATAGCTGAGGTGCAGTTACTGTCGTTAATCACTACACTACCACCACTACTTGCTCCGTTTTTGAATTGAATTTTATAAGTTGTGGATGAAGTTGTAGCTGGCGAATCTAAATAATTAATCGAACCAGAAGTTTGGTCGGCACTTGTATCTCCTGTGTAGGACAGACCATTAATAGCAAACTGAACAATTTGAGTTGAACCTCTAACTACATTTAATCCAATAGAACCATTATGACCGTTTTTATACACACCATTAATTGATGCAAATACTAATATTTTATTACTTGAACTAGACGGAGTAATTGAAGCTGATAGTCCTAAATCCGTATATGATCCTGATGTTGTACTTGTTGATGTTGAATAAGTAACACTAACCACTTGCAACACAACATTACTATTTCCAGCTATGGTAACCGCCATATTATGCCTCTGCCTTTAATGCTCTTAATTGTTCAAGCGTTTTAGATTCGGTTGCCAAATCAGTAATATCACGCAAACGATTTTTCTCAGCAACAATGGCTGTTGTGTCTGCACCTTGCTCAGTAGCACGCATATACAAAACATCTTGAGCGACTAATAAAGATGCTCTTTCCATACGCAAACGCTTTTTGGTAATCTCTACGGCTTTGGCTTTGTTAACAGTAACAGAAGTAGCATCCATCTCCCAAGCATCATAGAAATCATTGTATTGGTTAGGCAGGTCAGCAATATTAACAATTCGTGCACCTTTGTTTTTAGGCACATCTTTTTCTAACACGGCTTCAATGGATAGTTCGCCAGTTGGAATACAAGTGGATACACCACCGTTATCATTTCTAAAAATAATTACTTGACTCATTTTATTTCCTTTTAATTAATCAAATATAACAACATAAACAAGAGCAGAATCAACAAAACCTCCTGTGTAGTATTCAACTCGAACACTCGTGGTTGCCAAACTATTTGCTCCAAAACCACCAGAAGCAACAAAAGCTCCAGCACCAGTTCCGCTATCACCGTTTAAATATACAGATACCGCATAATTGGCATCAGGCATCGCATTAGTAAAGCTTACATCATATCTACCAGTTGAAACTCTAGTTACAGAACTTACATTGTATGATGCACGAATTGTTGCTCCACTTACTCCATTAAAATTCACCCATGCTCTTGCAGAACCACGAACAACATCTGTAGCATTTGTGCTATTAGTGCCATCAGAAAGTGTTGTTAAAGTTAATGTACCTGGCATGATTTATCCTTATGAACTGAATACTGCACAATGAACATATTCATCTGTTGATGCTGCACCAGAATTTGCCCTGCTTCTTATAGTGAATTGTGTAGTAGAGTATGTTGAAGTTGTTGGGTCATCAACAATCGAAACAGCGCCACCGCTACCATTTCCTGAAACTCCTGTTGTTACTGCGTAATTAGAATTTGGCAAAGCGGTAGTCATATTTATTGTGTAAACACCAGTAGAATTATAGGTAACAGAACTTACATTAAAAGAACCTTGTATTCCTACTGTTGCAATTCCTTTGTAAAATACCCATGCTTTACAAATACCAGTCATGCCATTCTGTGTTTGCAGAACGCCTGTATCGTTATTGAGTGTGCTTACTGTTAATCTGCCTGCCATTTTTATCCTTTAAACAATTACCCAATTTGAACCATTTGCTATTGTTACATTATAACCTGTATCGATAGTAATTGGTCCAGCCGACAACGCATTGGTGTTTGCTGTAATCGTATAATTTGTTCTAACATTTTGTGAAACTTCTATGATGGGAACTCCTGGATTAAAAGCAGTATTACTACTGTTTCCCACCATTGCATTTTGTACTGTTGTTAATGGCATATTTATTCGTCCGCTGGTAATGGTGTATTGCCTTCAGCAAGCCATTTTAGATAGGCTTGATAATCGGTGTTGGCTGGGTCAAATGGAATACAAGCACCATCTGATAAACGTTGAAGAATTTGTATATCAAATGCAATAGATGGTTTAATTAATTTATACATAATCATAACTCCGCTGATGCTACCCAATCACCCTTACAGTACCAAGGGTGAAGGCTTGAGTTGCTAATATTACCTACTATAAACACAGTAAAACCTCTATCTGTAATAGCGCCAGCTATAGAGTCTGTGGATGTTACCCAAGAACCTCCATTAAATACTTGCCACTTGCCGCCGTTGCCGTAAAGTGTAAATGTTGGAGAGGTACGCATTGAAACTGGTAAATAAACATATTCATTTTTTCCATTATCTGAACCTTCCCAGAAGGTGCCTGAATAATGACTGTATACACCGTTAGCAGGAACGGTTGAATATGTGAACGATTTTGCATAATACCTCTGACATAAAAGCATCTCAGTTCCAATGCTTCTGTATTCAAAACTCGTAGCCGTTGAACCAACTTCCAGCTGAACTCCTGTGATGTAGAAAGTTGCTCCGTTTGTGCCGACTACGGATGTTGCTCCTGTGGCTGAGAAAAAGTTTGAGCCTGACCAAGCACCAGCAGTTCCGCTTAATGATGAACCTGTTCCTAAACTAAATCTTAAAATAATTCCTGAACCATTAGTTGTAAGCCAAGTGCCAGTTGTATCGCCAGTAATGGTAATTGATTTCTGTTCCCAAGTATTAGCACTAGAAATTGTGTAACTGTATGGGTAACTTCTTGTTCCATCGTTATTACTGATTGCACCGCCAAAAGTTCCTGTTAAAGAACTCCGAACCCAAAAACTAACTGTTACTGTTTTAGCATTAGCAGTTCCCCAACCTAAATCGGCAACATTGTAACCTTCAATTTGTTGGTTAATAAGAAATCTTTCAGAAGCACCTACTGTATAAGCAGACAGAGAAGTTACACCAAAATAATTGCTAAACCCTACTGGTGGTGTTACTGAACCAGCATTTTGTTGGACACTAAACTTACTAGCTTGAGATAAACTTACTTGCCATCTATCAAGTGTGTAATCTCCACTTGTTGTAGGAGTAACACTAGCACCAGCATTACGCTGATCCACCACCATGGCTCCGTTAATGATTCTATTTTTGAATCCTTGAGATATGCCTGTTGAGCCATATTGAGCTAACG